AGCTATCATATCCTCAGTAAAAAACATAGACCTCTTTAAGAGAAACTCTATTTCGTCTCTAGCGTGGTCTGCAACTATAAAGTCTGCACATACAGGAGTGCAAGTATAGTTCACTAACTCGCTTTCCTTTAGAGCTACTTCTTCTTTAGGCTCTACAACAGGCTCTACACTTTTCTCTACAACTGGTACTGGCTCGTTTTTATCCTTCTTATGGTCGCAACCATGTAAACAGCCTAGTACTATTAAAAATACCCATATTGCTATATATCTCATGTTAAATATCCTCTAAAATGTTAGCGTCTTCTGGTAAATCTGGAAGTTCTCTCCAACCCATTTTCGTTGTTCGTAACTGTCCACTCCAACTTAAAGTATATTCATGTGTATATACTTCTTCGTATAACTTTCCCGCTCTTTGTGCAAACCTACCAGTAGAACTACCAATAGTTCTTTTGACTAGAGCATCTTCTGTTTCTTTTCCTGTCATGTATCTTCTCCTACATCAAATTTATATAAGTTATCTACTAACTTATCTTCAAAAGAATCAAGAAGTTCCTCAGTAGTTATCTCAAGAACCTCTATGATTAAATCGGGGTCGTACTCTAAGATTATCTTCTCCTTGATTTCTTCAAGAGTAAGTGTCATGGTTAGGCACTTCTTATCTCAGGAGTAAGAATCTTCTTAGCACTCCTAGCTCTTGGGTACGAATCACAATCTAAACAATGGTATCTGTCATAGATTCTAGTGTGAGCAATAACCTCTCCTTTGTACCTCAAGTTCTTTGAACCACAATATGAGCAACACTTCTCTGTCTTGTTCAATAGATTCAAGTTCGGGTGGTTTACAACCAAAGGTCTTATCTTTTCATACGCTTGTTCTAATACTAACACATCATACTTACAATGGTCGCGTACATATTTAATAGCAGACTTATTTCCCGCTATCGCTTTTCTCCAATTCTTAGGACAAATAGCTGTCTTAGCATCTGGTAACTCTAAGAACGATTGCACAGTAGCCAACCTATTGTTATTTAAACACATCTTATACCTAGCTGTTCTCCAACCATCTATGTGTGGTGTATTTGGTATAGTTGGTAATCCGTGGTCTAGCAACCTAGTCTGTATAAAAGGAACATCAAACCTTATGCCATACCAAGTTATCCAAGCATCTGCATCAGATAGTATCTTAGATATATCTTTACATAGCAAGTAATCATTAGTCGGGTCTTTCTTAAACGCTGACGGATAGTCAGATATACTAAGAACTTTAGTTCTTTTACTTCCTAACTCTTTGTAACCAAAGCAAAGAATGTGTCCAAAGTTTGCTTTTAAGTTTGTTGTTTCTATGTCAAATACAATTATTCCTGACATTATGTCCACTCCTTAGGAATAGAGCCTACTGCATACTTGATGCCTTGTTGTACGCACCAATCGCTGTACCTTTTCTTCCTAGTTTTTGTTAAAAAATTATCTTGCATAAAAACAATCCTTAAATCTTTGCTTGGATTAGATTTTATTATAGCTTTTATCTTAGTTCTCATCTTCGGAGTAAAGTTTCCTTTAGCTTCTACCACTACTCCAGAGGATAAGAAAAAATCAGGAGTGTATATTCGAGTCTCATACACCTCTGCACTCCCGCAAGCAGAGCAAGTAGCATTATAAGGTTTTATTTTATATTTCCACTTCTCTGATTCGTATGAGAATTTAACTTTCATCTTAGTTAATTCTTTACCAAGACGTATTTCAAATTTACTTTTACCCTTAAACTTCACGTTCTTCTATATCCATGAAATCAACTTTGTTGCAATTCAATATTGTATGTATAGCATCTGAGCTATCAGACCAGAAACCTAACAAACCTACTTCAACATCTAGCATAGGAACAAAACCACAGCATAGAATCTGTATGGTTTTACCAGAGGTAAACACAACATTTATATTATACTCTTTATTTCCTGTTGGCTCATCTTCTTTAGGTTTGGGGAAATTTAAAAGTCTAAGTTCGGAGTCCACATTTCCTTGTTCTTTCTCCTTATCCATAACAATCTCCCATTGTTTATTAAATCTTCTTTTGTTAAACCCGCTCTTTCATATTGTTCGACAGCAACTTTTAATAATTCTTCTTCTTCCTCTATACCCTCTAAAAGAGTAGACGCTTTCTTATTACCTATACCCTTAATACCTTGTATGTTATCTACTCTATCTCCTGTAAGTAATTGTATATAGAAAGACTTTATAGCTTGTTCCTCTGATACTTCGTAAGGCTCTTTATTCTTAGTCCAATTATAATGTAACCCTCTAATCATATCTAAGTCTTTGTCTTTAGTACATATAACTGTATCTCCGTAAGGTCTTGATGATTGTTCAATACCCATAGCATCATCAGCTTCTTCTCCGTTTGTAATTATAGTATTATAGTTTGCTAACAAAAACTCTATAATCTCTTTGTACTGAGTAGGTTTATGGTTCTTATCCCTGTTACCTTTATACTTTAAAGGTGAGGGTACGTCATTTCTAAAGTTATCCTTTCCTGTTAAATAAACTATCATTTGTTCTGATTTAGTTTCTTTTAGAATCTTTTTTAAAACTAACTTAACATTATGTAAGGTGTGAGATAACGGACTAGATGTATATTTTAATTCTAATTCTTCTTTATCTAGTCCATTATCCTCACAGTATTCCTTTGCTTCTTTATTGTAGGAAAATATAGTTCCGTCAGGACAGTGCCACTCTCGTACATCAGAAGCAAAGCCACAACTATATACTATAATATCTCCGTCAACTAAAGCACTTCTAGGCATTATGACTCCATTAAATCCTTAATATCATCGCCAGAAGTGTAATACTCTAGCTTACGAGCAAGGTCTAATACAGAATCAGAATCTATCTGTACTTCCGCGCCCGATTTAGACATAGCAGATAGCAACTCAGTTGAAGCACTAACAGCGTGTCTCCTAATAATACTACGCTCTTTGTCCATAGAGCCTATTGGAAAAGCAACCATTTTTTTCTCTCCTGTTTTTTCGTCTTTAACCTCAGTTCCACTAAGCACTTCAATAGTTCCCTCTATATTCTTATAGACTCTACCACCAGATTCCTTTTCCTTTACTTTGAATTTAACAGTATCTTTGTACCTAGCGTCATGCTGTGGTAAGAAAGAATTGTACCACTCTCCGTCAATTTTAAATCCCTTTTGGTTCTTCGATACTGACTCTAATACACCCTCTACTTCATAAACTGCACTCATATCTAAACTCCTTTAACTAATATAATTTTATAATACACCTATATTATACCACTACATATTGGGTATGTCAACCTTTTTCATACAATCCCAACTATGACCTGATTTTATCTCTACGGATAGAGGAACTGGTAGCTCTATATCATAACGACTCTTTAATATCTGTGTAGTTCTATCTACCATAGACCACTTAAGAGCATCACAAGCGTTAGTGTGATAGTCCTCTACTACGTCTAACATTATGTTATCGTGTATAGTATTGATAATACACATATAATTATTAAACCAAACTTTGTACCCCAAAGCACCTAGAGCTATCTTCATTATATCAGTAGCAACAGATTGAACAGGGTAATTCTTTATCTCAGTAGGAGAGAAAGATGTTTCTCCCTTCTTATACTTAGAATCATAATCTTTGAAAACTAAGTTTCTTCCTGTCGCAGTAGTCATTTCACATTCGTATCTTGGCAAACCCATAGGAGTTCTCTCTCCCTTAGTAGTCTTATTTTCGCTTACGTGGTGTAATAAATCTTGATGCCAATTAAAAACATCTTCATATCTGTCAAAGAAGTTGTGTATAAAGGTCTGCGCCATGTTTTGTGGTATCTTGTTTATCTGTGACATAGTTTTAGCGCCCGCACCATACTGTAACTGAAAGCTAAGAGTCTTAGCCATTCTCCTTTGTTCAGGAGTAACATCATATTCTTTTATATTATATAACTCAGACGCTCTCATGGTGTGCAAATCTCTACCACTCTTTAAGTCTTTAATTAACATGGCATCTTCTGACAGAAGTGCTAACACGTTAATCTCTAACTGAGAATAATCTGCTTCAACTAAAAGACCATTCTCTCTCCTACTTTTAAAGCACTCTCTTATCCTAGTCATTTTCTTTCTCTTTTATTTCGTTATCTATAAGGATATTAATATACTCTCTAGCTTTATGTAAGTCCTCAAGACCACCCTTGTATCTCCAACGCATAACATATTTTATAACATTACCCTCTGCGTAAGGTATCTCATTCTCAACTATAAACTGTACAGGTTGTATCTTCCACCTTGAATAATGCT